AAATTCTTCCATATTATTGATATAATTAAAAAAGTACATAAAAAAAGGCAAGCCTTTTGGCTTGCCTTTTTTAATAAAATCAAGTGCAACCAGAAGTTCCACACTCCTTGAACTTAGGTCCGCAATCACCAGATTCGTATCTAACTTCTGAGTATCTCAAGGTTAATTCAACATTGACCTCTTCAGAACTACTATAGTCCAAATCGCCAAAGTTTATGGCTTGAGGCCAAACGTGACCTAAAGTCCAGGTTTCCATAGTAACACCACTACCATCATATAACTTTAATACGCCTTGGCCTGCATAACCTTGAGCACCTATTCCAACGGGAGCGGCTCCGGCACCGCCCTTTTTAGAAGACTGATGAAGTCTCTCTGGGTTGTGGAATTCGTAAACAGTAGAAAGCCAATTATAAAGATTGGTTATACTATCGCTTTGATCTGCTACAACATCATAATATGTTACAGTAATAGTTTCCCAGCTAGCCTTACCAGGTATCCACATTTTTCCATGAAGATAATTAATTTCAGTTTCTTCTATGTTAATATTTGGTCTGGCAGCCACCTTAACTATAGTTTCTGGTATTATTCCGCAAGGCGTATTTAATTCAAAAGTCCACCTATACTTTCTTTTAAATATTGCGTTGGCTGAGGCCAGTTTCCCCATGCCCATGTTTATTCCACCTTGTCCCATTTAAAATTCTCCTTTAAAAGTTAATTAAAACGAATCTACATTGGAGGTAAAGTCCCCAGTTCTATGAATAGAGAACTCTAAGAATATGAACTCTGCAGCTCTTGTTGGCTGAATTCCTATTCTAGCTCTAAATTCATTTCTATCTATTACATCTGGAGTGTTTAACTCTTCATCTGCTTGTACTCTGAAGTCTGTTATGCCTCTGCCGACTACAACTTCACGTAAAATTCCGGTTGCAATATTTACAAACTTTTCTCTAAAAACTTGGTCATTTGGTTCAAATATTAAAGATCTACTTGCAGACCTAATTCTCTTTTCCACAGCCAACATCAGTCTTCTGACATTCACTCTATCTAAAGCGGTAGGTCTTCTTTGAAGTGTCTTTTGGCCAAAAATAACGAATCCATCTACGTCTACAAACTGAACTATTGGGTTTATAGCGTTTCTATTGCCGTACATCAAATCTCTTTCTTCTAGAGTGGGTCTTTGATACACATCAGTTATATTTGCCACAATTCCTCTATTTAAGCCCGCTGGAGCGAACCATGGTGCACTCAAACTATCACTTGTGGCAAAAGTAGCCATAACAGAACCGCTTGGTGGAACCCAAACGTCTATTCTGTTAAAGTTATCCCTAACTTTAACCCAAGGCCAATAAAGAGCACCAAAATCGCTATCAAATCTTGTCAAATTTAAAGGATGAACTCCATTTTGCCATTGAGTAATTTCCCTAACAGTTAATCCGAATGGAGGATCTATTATTGCCATGCAGTCCATTCTAACATTTTGACAAATGTTAAGCATTGCTGTTACAACAGCCGTGCTACTATGACCAGGAACAGCTATTAAATCTATGTCTATTTGTTCTGGCTCACTCAACGCATACAATCCTGTGAATCCAACATCGCTTCCGATGATAAGTTCGTCTTGATCATCTGGATCCGATGGTATTCCGTCAGAGCCGCCGGTTAGAGTATAAACTCCATCTAACGGGCTAAACGAGGTGGAGTTTAGTGGAGGACTAGTTGTGTCGGTCAAATCTTCCACTCTTATATATTCAGATACTAAGGAGAGATATGAACCAACATAATATCTACTTGCTGGATCTTTGGTTAGACCTCCCCAAGATTCTACTTGCACCCCATTGTTGAATACTTGCATAACAAAAGTATTATTGCTTGTATCGTTTATTATTCTTACTTGAGTTCTATTGCCTTCTATTCCAGCACTATCGGCTCTTATTATAAAGGTGTTTTCTTGATAATTTGAGTTTTCAGCACCATAAACAACACCAGCTTGTTCTGAATTTTCTCCAGTCAAGGACTCTGGACTGGTTCCGGTAGCAGTATTATTGTTTAGTCCCAAAGTATAATCTACTGTGCTATCAGGCTTAATTCTAATTCTTGCATCACGACCTGTGTGAAGTGTTTCTATTACAACCACATTAGCACCAGACTCATCTGAATCTCCGGGTAATGTTCCAAGTTTAGCAACAAATCCGCCTGGGAGGTTGACAACAGCAGAATTTATTGAATCCACAACATCTTCTGCTGTTACTTCTCCAGATAGATCCAAATCTACGGTTTGAACAACGTTGTCTATTAAAACATTATCAGTTCCATCCAAAACTATGTTTAGCCTTGGATTGGTTATTCCGGTAATATCGTAAGGGCCAGCGACTGATCCCATCACGGATGCTTTTGTCATACCTGTGCCCAGAACAGAGAGTGTGCCAGAAGAACCTATTAAGGAATTTTCTCCATAAAGACTATCTTGGACAGAAACCAATTCTAAGCTTGCGTTTGGACCATAAGCATACACTGTTTTAACAGCCAGATAAGAATTTGAACCAACAACTTTAACATAAAAAATTATGCCATCATTATTAGAGTCTATTTGATCATTAAGTTCATCTGCTAGCTCTGCTGTTTCGTAATCTTCATTTCTTCCAGATACTACAAGTGTTTTAGCAGATAAAACGCCATTAATTTTGAATCTAAAAAATTTATCATTTGTTATGGTGTAAGGTCCGGGCACAGTAGATTCTATTTCAATCACTTTCCCTGCACTTGGGACTTCGACAAAGGCAACCTCTGCTCTTTCATCGCTTACCGGCTCTTCATTTGCAACTCTTACTATATAAAGTTGATTTGCAGCAGCCAAATATTGTTCTGCAGCATATATCATGTATGGATCGCTAGCATCTGGGTGGGCGTAACCAAATACCGTGTGAAGTTGTCTAGTGCTTGTTATAAGTGTGGGAACGTTTATTGGACCTTTGCTACAAAAACCTACCATAGCTCCTCTGTTAGCATTTGGATCGGAAGCAACAAAACTCAAATCCTTTTCTGTTATTCTTACACTAGGACTTATTGTATTTGAAGGTGGAAAACCTCTTAGTATCGCCATTTTTTATTCTCCCTCTTTATTTAAAATTTTCTTAATCTTTATTAGGCCTTTTTGCTCTGCTCTATATATATAGTCAGTTGATCTTTCTTCTTCTAACAAAAAAGTATTTTTATTCAAACCAACTCCTGGTATATTGAGCACCGTAAAAGCTTTTGGTGCTTTTTTTGATCTTATAACAAGTTGAACTGGTTGTTTTGTTTTGTTAGTTATTTCTAACATGAAACTTCCTTTACTGTTTCTTCAATACTATTAATTATCTCTAAATCTTCTCCGCTTTTATTATTAGTAAAATCAACTTTTGTACTAAGAATTGATTTTTTCCTAACAATAGGCTGAGGTACGTATGTTTCGGCAGTCAAATTAAACATAAACTTAACAACTCTAATGGCTTGATCTCCAGGCTCATACTCTAAGTTGTTTGCTATGCTATCTAATTTAACTTGAACCTCCCAATTAATACCTCTAACCTTTATATATGCAACTGGACTAAATTTTAAAATAATTTGTTCTAAAATTTGATTCATATCCTCAACATACATAGTCCAGGCATATAAAGAATAAGATATGTCTATTGGAATTCCCTTGGCAACTCCAAATATTGTATCTTTTTCATATTTTTCATTATGTGTAAATCCGGGTTTTCCATTTGGGCCCCTTAAGTAGTCTACCGCTCTGTGGTATACATATCTGGCTTGGTTAAATTGATAATCACTGGACGATATAGCCATCATTGGAAGTTTTATTCTATCTACTACAAGACTATTATCTTTTCTTACATTGTCCTGAATAATGGCAGCAACCGCTTTTTCTTGAGTTCCCCATATAATAGGAACTTTGTGTGCATGTCCATCATCATCTATAACAACCAAATTTTTAAACAAATCCATTACTGCAGTGTCGGTCCCTCTTAAGGCCTTTGAATATCTATATATTGTATTAAAGCTTTTAGGATCATTAGTTATTTGCCCAGTTTGCATCGGGTCATTTAAATTAGACTTGCCCAACTCATCCGGTTGGAGGTTGTTTTGAAACTCTACACATTTTTCATCTTGTTGTATGGAAGCTTGATCCGAACTAGTATTAAGATTTTTTTCTCCACAATCATTCAAGTTTTTTTGATTATGATTTTCCATTTTGCTTCTATAATATATAGTAGATATGTTAATATTAAATAAACATAAAAATTTACAAAAAAGAAAAATTTATTTAATTGAAGAAAATATAATATACAAAAAATTCAAAAAGCCAAAAT